ATTGGTTTATCGTAATGATGTTGCGCAAACAATAACCAATTGTCTTTCGTAATCTCTTTGAACATTTACTACACTAATTTAGCGTAGACCCTAGATGCTCCGTTTTTAAGAGTTTCATAAGATAATTCCATCTTTAATCCACCCTCTTTTTTATGAGATATGCCATCATCATTTATATCAGAACCATCAGTGTCTTTACCAAATCTTCCACCAAATTGTTTCACTTCAGCTGTCACTTTTCCATTGTCGCCTTCTAATGCTGCATCAGATACTGTTAAACCAATTCTTTCAAGTTTTTCTTTTAACTTGTCAAAAGCGAATTGAGGTTTAATGTACTCGCAATCAGCAACAGAAGAAACAAAAGCATTTACTCTTTTTAGAACGTCAGCGTCATGTATGTTATGTACACCAATTACGCTATCTTCTACTGCGTCAGAAGTTTCAACTCCTACGTTTCCAGCGCCATACTTTCCTCTGTCCATTCCTTCTTTAACGTGTTGTTTAAAAGTTTTCATTCCTTTTCCTCTATTTGTATTTGTCAGATTTAACTTTAGTACCATCAGCTCTAGGTATCAAACCCTTTGCTTTTAGATGTGCCTTATCAGAGAAACCAGCCTTACCAGCTTTGTGTCGTTTCATTGCATCAGCAGTATTAGGTGCTTCACCCATTACATCTTCCTCAAAGTCTTTAATATCAGCGTCTTTACTAAACTCTTTAAATCTTTTCATATTAACTCGTTGCTAAATTAAGTGCCTTTTCTTTTTCTGCCGGCATTTCTTTTTTGTCGTCAGTCTTTTTAGATAAAGCAAGTAATTTATCTACTTGTTGAATAGCACCATAAACAGCATTTAAATTACTTTTCATGTTACCTAAATCTTTTTCTACTTGTACTATTCTATCTTTTGTAGTATTAAAATCTTCTTCTAATACTTTTCTTTCTTCTAATAATGTTTTTTCATCAATTGCCATAAACTATCCAATCTATTATGCTAGAGCGTAACCATTACCACCGATTACATTCCAGTTAGAATTTTTAAATAAACAAATTACACTTTCGCCTGGTGCATTCAAAGTAATAGTAGAGTACCCTCTTAAATTAGTTGGTGTAATTACTACGTTATTTGTACCACTTGTTGAAACGTTTAATATAATTTTAATTTGTCCGTCAGCACCATCAGCTAAAGCACCAGCGTGTGTCGCTGAAGTTGCGTTTATTTCTGTAATTGCTGTAGTTACATTAACTGCTGTGTTTGTTGATCCGTCAGCAGTAATTGCTTGTGAAGCTTGTTTTAAACCTAACCAAGATGGTATGTTGTTAAATACATCTTCTGCTGCTATCTTTTTATTGATTGGTGTGCCAGATGGATCATCTACCACGTGGAATAAATCTGCTGTCGCTAGATTGTCTCCTAAATCGGTCAAAGCCGTTACTTTTTTATCTGCCATTTTTATCTCCTGTTAACCCTTTTCGGGAATGCTACTCTAGGTATTTTCCTAGATCAAGTTATTCATAGTATTATATATAAGGGCGCTAGTGCGCCCCTATAAATTATTTTAATATTACGCCGTTACTGTAATAGTTCCAGCCGCTGTACCGATAGAGGCTGCGTTAGTGATAGTAGCGTTTGTACCACTTTGTCCTGTATCTTTGATAGTACCACCGTTTAATGCCATAGCGTTAGTACCGATTGAAAGTACATCACCAGCATTTGTCGCAGCGTTAGCCGCACCAATTGTTAATGAAAATACTAATTCGTTAGTTGTACTACCACTTGCGTATGATAATGTGTGGTTTGCTCTACTGTCGTTTACTACTGTTAATTGTGGCGTACCAGATACTGTAACTGGCTCGTTAAATCTAGCTCTAACTTGTAAAGTTCCACCATCTGATTTATCAAATGCTGTTGTAATAAATTCAAGTTCTGTAATATTCGCAGAACCCATGTTCGCTGACAATCCACCGATTGCAACTAATACTTCTGGATCTGCACTTGTGTTTCCGTTTCCTGATAATATTGAACCTGCTTCTCTTACCCAACCTTTAGTGTTCGCAAATACTTCTTTTTTCTCTGCGTCAGTCAAGTTTCTAGGTTTAATATCGTTTCCCCATAAAGACATATATCTCTCCTTTTAATCTAGTCGCTTTAAATCTACGACTTTCTGATTGTTAATTAACGTATATATTTATAAGATTAGAAGCCTAGTTTTTTAAGCTCTGATATAGCCTTTGAGGCTGAAGTGAAAGTGATACCAATACCACCTTTTGATTTGAATTGTGATGTATTTTTGTCGTAATCATCAATGAGAATACAAGGTTGACCAGCGTTCATAGCAAAATTTTGTTTGTCTCGTCTTCTTACTAGATTAACTTTTGCGCCTGATATACCCAAGTTCTTTCTACACCAAGCAGCTTTACCTGGTATACAGTTAGGGTCAAAAGTTTTTTCTAAATATGCTGATAAAATATGAGGGTTATACTTCTTTACAAAGTTATATAAGACTTTTCCTGGTGTATTCCATGGCATGTTTTCCCAAAACTTAGGAGTGTCTATGACAGTATCCCATTTTACTCTACCATCAATACGCATCCATGCTTCTTTTGACTTTCCTGTGGCCTTTCTTATTGCCGCACCAAAGTCACAAAGTACACCGTCCATATCTAGGTATATTCTTGGTAAATCTTTTCTCATAGTGTACTTAAATATACCACATTATCGGCCGATTGTCAACTGGTAAAATGGTGTTTGTTCTTGGTTTGTTCTAGTTTTTATAGTCAACTTTAGGTTCAGTTTCAACTTTTGTCATTTTTGAACCCGAATCAGCAACTTTTTTATCTGCTTTTACTTTATCAGTTCTCTTTTGATTGATCTCGTCAGCATGTTGATCTGCCTCAGTCTTCATCGCTTTGTCTAACATCTTTGCCTGAGCAGCGTGTTTAGCACTAGCACCTTTTAACATATCTTTAACTTTGTTCACTACTTTTTCATCATCTTTATTTAAGTCTTCTTTCTTATTACCCTTTTCTTTGTAACCACTAGCGAATGCTGCTTTTCTTTGAGCATCTGAAGCAAAACCTTCATCTTTCGCTTTGTATTTACTATCAATCTTGTTAAAGAAATCTTTTTTTTCTTTTGGTGACATAGAACCGATACCTTTACCAGCTTTGTCTAGTTCTTTTTTGAACATTTGTTGGTAGGCATTATCGTTTAATTTTTTAGCGTTGTTCGCCATCATTTCTTCAATGCTACCTGGTTTGTGTTTTAAATAACTCATTTTTATTTCCCTCTTACTTGTTTCGCTAAATCTTTATCAGCGCCACCCCAGGTACCTGAGGATTTTGTAACGAAAGAGTTTACTCTAGCGAAAGCCCACTGTTGTTGACTTGCGCCAGGTCTATGTCCACTTTTCCAAGCAGCCATACCTCTATCGTAAACTTTTTTTAATATTGAATAAGGCATACCAGATTTCTCAGCCTTCTTCTTTAAACCTGCAATTGTTTCTACATACAATCTTCTATCTTCTTTCATACCTAATTTTTTCTTTACCATATTAGTTGCAGTACCAAATCTTACAGCGTCACCTTTTTCTTTACCATATCTATCTTTAAAGTCTTTCTTTGGTAGATCATCTGCTACTTTGTGTACTTGTTTAATTTGACTTTTAGTTAAATCAGCCTCAGTCATATTATCATATGCTAATTTTTTAGCTTGCATTTCACTAGAAACCTCATCTGATTGATCGTAGTCGTCACCATCTTTGTCATAGTAAACCATATATTTACTTCCTGATTTATGATAATAACCAATCTCTTTTCCTCTATACATTAGATTAAAGTTTCCTTTACCATCACTTTTAGTTTGTACTTGACTAGCGCTCTCTTTTATTGAAGGATCTTTTTGAGCGACTTGTATGGCACTATAATGACTTAAAGGTTTTGTAGTTGTGTCAAATGCTAACATTTCTGATGACATATAATCTAAACTTCTTACATTTCTAGGTCCAATTTTTCTTTGTTTTAATAATTCTTCAGCTCTATCAAGTGCTCTATCTTCAATATAACCATCATCTTTAAGTCTATTTGATGGAACATCAATAACAACTTCTACCTCATCTTCACTGTTTACATTTTTATAACCTACATTTAAATCAACCATTATTCTAACTTCATTAAGGTCATTTTTTAACATCTTTTTTGCTAGAGCTTTATGAGGGCCTTTTAATGCTTGTTTCTTTGCTGCATTATAATACTTAATCATATCTTTAGCTCTTTGTATTCTTTTCTCTCTATCAGTCATAGCCTTTTCAGAAACATCTTCTTTAACTTCTTTTTCTTTTTTATCTTTAAAGTGTTTATAAGCAACTCCAACTGTTAAAGGTACCTCGCCTGTGTCAGGATTAGGTTCTGGTTTCACAGCTTTGTTTTTTTCATTTTCTAATTTTGTTTTTAAAATATTAATTTGATCTTTCAAAGCAGCAATAGTATTGTCTTTGTTTTCTGATTCTTTCTTTTCAGTATCTTTTACTTCTTCAGATTTATTATGTTTATAACCCATCTTAGCATATTTTTCATGGTCTTCTGGAGTTTTTGCTTCTACCTCTTTACCACTTTTAGGGTCATACATTTTATGTGGATATTTAACTTCTTCATCTAAACTTTCATTAGCTTTTAATAAAGCATCTTGTACTGATGAATTATCAGATAAACCTTTTTGTAATTTTTCTATTTCTTTTACTGCGCCAGAATAATTACCTGCCATTTTTTTAGCAATCTCTTTTGCCTTTTGTACTAACGCATAACCTTGAGGTGTTTCTTCTAATTCTTCAAACTTACCTGTTTTTCTGTAAATTTTATTTCTAGCAAGTGTAGATAAAAAAGGTATTTTTTCTTTTACTAATTGTCTTAAAGATAATAAGTCTAA